GTTTCTACTGCATCGGTATTCTTCCAATCTTCCCATGTTTCTAAATTTAAAGATGACAAATCACAAACGAATGATTCGTCTTCTGAGTTAGAAAGCATAATTTCCGAACACAAATTAGAATTATTAATCTTTATTCCTTTATCTTTATAAACTTCTGGTTCTTGATTATTAGCATTATCACTAAAGAAATTGTAAGGGTAACCAGATTCAAAACGTTTTTTAATAACAAGACCCCATATCTTACGAGCTTCCTTATCACCATCTTTCATCTTGTTCATCCATTCATCAGATACGGAAACACCAATTGATAAATCTTGAATATCACTACCTTCAGATTTTATTTTTAAAAATTCTTCAATATCTGGATGATCAATTGGAAGATAAGCGGCAAATGATCCTCTACGAACATTGCCTTGAGAAACCACATTCATAAGTTTATCAAACAATTCCATAAAATGTACAGATCCTGTAGATTCACCACCAGAAGAAATGGGAGTTCCTCGACCTCTGACATTTCCAAAGTATGCGGAAGTTCCACCACCATGTTTGGTCATTACAGCAGTCTCTGACACTTTACCCATAATCCCCTCCATAGTGTCGGGAATGTAAGAACCAAAACATGAGATTGGAAGACCCCTCTTTCTTCCGAAATTGCTCCATATGGGGCTGGACAAAGAGTAATAGCCCTTTGACATATAATCTTCAAATTTATCAGCAAATCCAGTTATGTTTAAATATTTTTCTGATGCATCTGCGATATCTCTAATTCTTTGTTCTGCCGTTTCTCCCTCTAACAAGTACCCTCGTTCGAGAAATTTTCGTGAGTCTTTGTTAAGCCATTCGTATTTGTTTGTCATATAATATTTTTTAATTTTAATTCTTTAATAACTTCGTCTATAATATCAAGCTGTTCTTCAAGATATTTTATTTTTTTCAAACATTCTTCGATCGTTTCATGCATTGCACTTCTATAAGATGATGCTAATTCATCCGCAGTTTTATCCGATTTAAAATGATCCATAATTAAAATAATTCAGATTCATCGAAACATTGTGATTTTTTAGAATAACCAGTGTCTTTACTGTGAAAGAAATCTGTCATATTATTTCCTAATAATTCTTCTTCAAACCACATTGTAGAAGAAATAAGTTCTTTGTCAATCTCAAATGCAGCTGGGAATCCAATCATTTTAAGAGATTCGTTAATTCTATTCTTAACAAATTCTTTGAGAATAACAGCACTAAGACCTTCTTCTTTGATACCATTTACCATCCAATCGATGATTTTAGATTCTGCCTCATATGCTTCTTTTGCTTCACTGATAATTCTGTCTCTAAATTCATCGTCAAATAATTCTGGATATTCCTCTCGGATAGTATTGATAATTTGAGCACCAACCATACCATGAATATTCTCTTCATTACGTGTGTACTTTACTTGTTGATCTGTGTCCTTAAGAACATTTTTAAATCTAGCGAACCAATTAATAACGTAAAATTGGGAGAATAATGAAACATTTTCGACAAATAAAGTAAAGAGAGTCAAAGCATAAACATATTGTTTTTTAGAATCTTTATAATAACGATGAGTATATTTTTTAAGATATTTTACTCTACCTTCGATCCAATCGAGTTTTAGGTTTTCTTCAAATACGTTTTCCAATCCAAGTGTGGAAATCAATCTTTCATAGGCATTATTATGAATAACCTCAGTGTTAGCCATAACGTATCCAAGATCTTGTAATGATGGGTGTGGGAGATTCTCTCCTAATTTTGCCCAAAAGGTTTTTACTGCAATTTCAATTTGTCCAATTGCTGATAATGTGCGTATAACAATTTCTCTTTCTTGATCTGTTAGACTGACTTTAAATTGTTGAACATCAGACTTAAATGAAAATTCTTTATCGGTCCAAAAACCGTTATGCATACTTTCAATAAATTTTTCTGTCCAAGGATAATTGTTTGGTTTGCGTGAGATTTGTTCTTCGAAAATCATATGTGGTATATTTAATAGACTATCTCGAATTGTCTCTCATTTTTTCCGTTTGGTCAATACTTTTTTTTGCTTTAAAATTTTCTTTTGAAGTTCCGATTTATATAACTTATTTGCCAATATTTTTAGAAAGTAAGCCATATCCAATGAGTCACAAACATTTACAATTCTACTTTCTATGTATTTGACCATAGTTTCCGAATAATCTGGAAATAAATAATGCACACATTCGTGATATGCCGTGGATAATAATTCTCTTCTATAATCAATTTCCAAGTCAGTCCAATTACAAGAACCCTCATATTTGTACATTTTTTTAAGTTGAAAAAACTCAGCAGGTTTTCTTTTCACTAGATTTATACATTTTTTATGTATCGCTTCAATTTCTGATTTATTAAGTTTTTTCATATCTAGTGTACTATTTATTTTTAAACTCTATTGTAAAAAAAAAATATTTCTTGATTGTTTTAGAAATTTGAATATAGTGGGTAGTGTATGTTATCTCTGAAGAAAAATCAAATCCAAAATATTGTTATTGAAGAAAATCAAGAATCTTTTTATAATACAATAAATGACAATGAGTTTCCAATTAAAAAGTACATAGAAAAAAAATATAATTGTTGTCCTGGATTTTTTTATACCGATGATGAATTTACAATTGATGCTCTTAAGTTCTTAATTGATAATTCAAAATTGTTGTCATTTACGTCAGTAGGAAAGATTTCAAATATTAAAAATGATTTATATAATTCATTGAGGGGAGGTAGTTTTTGGTTCTTATACAAAAATGTTTATATAAGAATTTGTATGAAAAATCAACCAGATGACAATGACACGTTTCACAACACTAGTCTTTCCGTTTCTCCTAGAATTATAGAAGGAGAGGAGCAAATTGAAGAAACTGCTTACGATAATAATAATAAAATATTTTCCATTTTATTTGTTGCTCCAATAACAGTTCAAAAATATCCAATAGAAGACTTTGAACCATTTATCTTGAAAAAAACAAAAGGAAGAATTCATATTTTTATCAAAAATCAATACGGTGAATATGATTTTGAACCTATTAAATTAGACATACCTAAAGATATGGATATATCTCTTAATTATGGAAAAGAATTTGATGATATAAATGAAATTATTATAAACAGACTATCTCAAAAATCTAGCGGTCTATATATGTTTCATGGATTACCAGGAACCGGAAAAACAACATATATTAAATACCTTGCAAATACAATAGATAGAGATTTTATTTATGTACCTACTAATATGTTAGAGTATTTTACAACAGATCCCAATAGTCTGTCTATGTTGCTTCACAAACCAAATTCTGTTTTGATTCTAGAAGACGCAGAAAAAGCAATCTTAAAGAGAGATGACGGGGGAAGTTCATCTGCTGTTTCTTCTTTGTTGAATATGTCGGATGGTATTATGAGTGATATTATGAAAACAGCAATTATTGTAACATATAATTGTTCAAGACATGATATTGATGAGGCTCTTCGTAGGAAAGGAAGAATGCAGATGGATTATGAATTCGGATTACTCAATAAAGAAGATTCTATAGTACTAGCAAACAGTTTGAATTATCCAGAATCTTTTATAAAAGATGAAATAAAAGATCCTATGTCTCTAGCAGACATTTATAATCTACAAACAAAAGTAGATTTCTTAAATAAAAAGAAAAAAGAAAACAAAGTTATTGGATTTGGACAATAATATGATTACTCCAAATCTAGACACTTTAATAGAATTATATGATTCCTTTTCGGATATAAAATTTTTTGAAAAGAATCACACATACGAAATAGGAGGTAAATCAGCAAAAACATCAGTTTCTGGTCTTATTTCTAAATATGAAAAACCATTCGATAGTAAAACAATAGCAGCAAGAGTCGCAAAAAAAGAAGGAGTTTCTACAGAAACTATTTTAGAAAAATGGGAAAAGAACAAAAACTACTCTTGCCATAAAGGTTCAGAATTTCATTTACATGTTGAAAATTTTTTAGAACGTAGAGTTGTTCCTATAGATAAAGAAGCATTTGTTAATTTCATGTCACCAAAAGGAGAACTTTTTCCTTGTGAGGAATCTGATATAGAAAATTATTACAAAGAAATGGCCATTCTAATAAGAAACTTTAGAAATTTCTATGAATGGTGGAAAGAAGATCATATCCTTATAAAGTCAGAATTCGTCATTGGAGACAAAGAAGCAATGATATGTGGAACCATTGACAATCTTTCTTATAATAAAAAAACAAAAGAATTTGTAATATTCGATTATAAAACAAATAAAAAAATTGAAAGAAAAAATTCATATGGAGAAGTTTTTTTAAAACCATTTGATCACATTTCAAAGTGCGAACATACAAAATATAGCTTTCAACTTTCGTTATATAGTTTGATATTTGAAAGAAATTCTCCATTTAAGGTTAACACTTCTTATATAGTTTGGGTTGCAGGGGAAAATGATTATGAATTAATTTCTCCTATAGATTTAAAAAAAGAAGCAACTATTATGTTATTGAATGGTAAATAGTATTTAATCATGACAAACAAAGATTTAATATTATTAGAAAACGCATACGTAAAAGTTTTAGAAGAAGCAAAGAAAAAAGTAAATCCTTTTGCAGTTGCAAAATCAATTGCAAAAGAAAAAGATCTTAGTCCTGAAAAAGAAGAAAAAATTGTAAAAGGTGTTAAAAAAAGTGCTAAAAAATATGGAAAAAATATAACATCAAAAACAATTAAAAAGAAAAAATAAATTTTTTTTGTTGAAATGTAATAGTAATAAGGTAAATATTTTTAAATAAACATATGTCATTCATGAAATCATACCTCTCAGTATTAAACGAAGATAAGAACTCCAGCGTTGCTGCTGATAACACCGGAGAACTTGATGGTGCAGAAAATGCAAAAAAATTCCAAAAAAATTCTGGTCCAGAAGCTGTTAAAGAAGTAGAGAAACCCGTTAAAGGACCTCATTCTGAACAAGAAGCAGATTCACTACCTAAATCAGTGAACAGTGAATCAAAAAATCCCTTTGATCTTATTTACAATAAGATTTTAGCACAAGAAGCCTTCGGAGAAGAAGAAGGAGATTCATTAGATTTTTCTGGAAGCATCGAAGGTTCTGATGATTTAGGAATGGAAGACGAAATGGGTGAAGAGGGTGAAATGGGTGAAGAGGGTGAAATGGGTGAAGAGGGTGAAGAAGAATCCGAAGAAGTAACTCTTCAAACTGTTTTAGATCATCTTAAATCCGCAGTAGAAGCATTAGAAGCACTAACCGCTCATGAAGAAGAAGAAGAAGGCGAAGAAGAAATGGGCGAAGAAGAAATGGGCGAAGAAGATTTTGGTGATGATCTAGGTGATGATCTAGGTGATGAAGATCTCGGAGAATCCGTAGATGCTGAAATAGAAGGACATGCATTAGTAAATCAACCAAAATTAGAAAAAGGAATGACAAAACAAAAAATAGCAAAAGGTGCTGTTCCCGTTTCTAAGAAAAAGGGTCAAGTCGTAAAAGGAGCTAAAGCAACTGGAAAACCAGAAGCTTTCAAAGTAAATCCACAAACACTTACAAACAAAGCCAAACAAAATACTGGTGGAGTTAAAGTAGGTAAGGGATTATTTGATCAATAATCTTTTAAAAATATAAAATTTAAAAAAATCCGACATTTTAAATGTCGGATTTTTTTTTGTTAATTATAGTAAGTATATTTATGGAAAAATTTTCATCCTTCTTTAATTCGTCAAAAGAAATATCCACACCAAATACTAGAAAACATAGTCAAAATGCAATAAGACCTATTACTAGAAAGCATCAAAATCAAGTTCCTAGAATGTATGGAAATGAAGGTAAAAAAGCACATCCATTAATAGATAGTATAGTAAAAAACAATAAACACGGACAGTGGAATATCAGTCCATTAGACGGTCAAAATATTGTAAAAACATATGGTATAAATCATAATCCCAATGCATCATATACAAAAGCTATTAATAAAACAAACATATCAATAAACTATGATGCTAATACTAAAAAATTTACACTAAGTAGATTTAAATAAAATATTATGGAAAAATTAAGATATTTAAATAAAGATTTAAATAAATCAGAAAGAAATAATTTTTCTATTTGGTGGAGAGAACAGATTAATATATTTGGTCAAGAAGTAACATATTATACTAATACCACAAGCATAACAGCATCCAATGTTCTTTATGGAGAACAACCAGATGCTGGATTTGAAAACGGAAAGGAATTAATAGTATTATTAAATTTAAATAATGATGCTTTATTACTTTCTAAATTCGGAATATTAGCAGATAGTGATATGTCTGGAGTAATACACCCACAAGATTATACAAAAATATTTGGAGAATCTAGTGAACCAAAAGCAGGAGATTTAATGAAACTTTCCGAATATGGAAGTGATCGATTAAATTATCCAAAAAGAGGACCAACAATATATCAATTAACAGAAGTTATAGACGAATTTCAAGGAAATCCAATAGCAGGACATTATGTTTGGTTCTTTAAAGGTAAGAGGTATGAATATAGTTATGAAAATAACAGTCCAGGATCTGGTATGGGAAATAAT